GCCCAACCGTCAATGAAACGGTCAGCATCATCTCCATCTCCTACGTCAATATCCATTGAACCTGCAGTAATAACCGCAGTCACAAGGATTTGTACTTTATGAACGTAAGTCCCAGCTGGAACATCTAATACTGGATAAACACCAGCGCTAGAAGTTAAATCCAATTGAGCGCTTATTGCCAATTTAGGAGCATTGTTTAATGCATTATCAGCTTTGTTTTGACCATATAAAGGATTTGCCATGATTTCCTCCTATTTCCAGACCGCATGGGCTTCTGGCATTTGCCATTCCATACCGGCCTCAGTTTGAATTAAATCAACCCTACGGTCAACACCACTATTCTCAAGAGTTTGAACTCCAACATAAACTGCTGTATCACGATTTAGTCCATTACCAACTAATGGTCTATATGCACAGTATTTCATGTTTATTCCAAGCATCTTGACTGTAGTTCCGTCTAAGTGGATATTACGAGCAACATTCATAGTTCCATAAGGAGTATAAATTTGTGTAATATCTACACCAAAGACGTTTTTCTTACCACCAATACTAAAGTCAGCTCTTCCTCCAAAATTATTTGTAGAACCTAAGTCTGTCTTTTTTACATTAGCAGTAAAGTATCCACTTAATTTATGCATCCAATTATATGTTTCAGTAGAACACATGAATAGAGTTGCACTTGCATTGTTGTATCTTGGGTCAAGGAAATTACTCATATCATCAAGAAAGTCATCTTGAGACTTAGAGCCTGTACCACCCATTCCAGAACCATCAAAAATATTACCATAACCAGTAATAAAATCAAGAGCACCTTCAGTGTATTGAACACTATCAACAGTTCCTTGAGAACCAAATAATAATGATGTCTCAATGTCCCATTTATGTTCAATTAACTTTTCACGCCAGATTCTTGCAAACTCATTTGGTTCATACTTGAGAACGGTAGCACGAGTTGTGTTATCCATTGCCATAGCAGTTTTCCAAATTTGAGTTAATCCAAAACCTGTTGAGAAAGGTTGGTCTTTCCAAGTTTCTGGGTATCCAGTTCCTTGGCCGTGAGCAGAACCTACAACATATGAACGAGCGCTTTCCAATTTACCAGATATTGATTTATCAGCTACAACTTCATCACCAGCTGAATCACCAGATGGGCTAAAATTGTTTGTATGCCAACCAGCAAATTCACCACAAGTTGAAGATGCTTTCACAACAGTTCCAGTTAAAAGAACGCATTCCTTACTATCTTTAGAAAGAGAGTCAGTAACTGCTTCTACTTTTACAAGAATGTAATCCTTACCCCAATTAGTACCATCAGTAGCATCGCTCATAGGAACTTTTACTACTTGACCAGGTAGGAAAAAAGCAGGTCTTGTTCCAGAAGCTCCAACGCTCCAATCATTATCAGTATTACCATAGACATTTTGCAAATTACCAGCGGACTTATAATCGCCTGCCATATATAATTTAACAGTGTCTCCTTGTGCAACAGAAGTTCCAGCTCCAGCATCATTAGTAGCAATTATTTCGGAATCTCCAAAATAATCAGCTCCAGAAGCGTTTACAGCTCCCATTACATAAGCATATCTCTTATGATATGAGCCTCTACGTTCTGTGAATTTGAACTCTGGGTCGTCTGTTGGCTTTTTGCTAACTTTAGATACAAATCGAAAGAAAGGGTCTTGAGCAATATTTAGTTCAGAAACCCTATCCCCAAAATTGTATTTTCTTCTAAGGTCACCAGTGTCTTTTGAAGTACCATCGGAATGATAACTAGCAGCATCCGAATATGTACCTAAGCTAAATACATCAGCCATTTGTTTACCTCATTAATTAAGGGTTAATGGCCTTTAGCATTATTTAAATACCAAAAGCCTCTTCTAGTTCGTTGGTCGAACCCAAAATGGCATCAAAGACAGAATCGTCTGGAGATTTTTCAGTAGTTACGCTTCCTTGAGTAGCAAGTGTACCTGGCTGTTGTTGAACTTCTTTCATTTTATTATGAACTTCTTTCCTAGTGTTATCAGCTATTTTCTCATCACGATTTTTACGATTCATTAGATAATAAATATCATCAAGTTCAAGAGATTTAGATTTAGCAAAATCTACAAATTGCGACCATGTTTCGTCATCCATTTCATGCTTTTGACGAAAATTAGTTTCCTTCGCTAGTTTTTGATTTTCTTGTCTTTGCCCTTGCAAAGCATTGTTTAACCTTCTTTGGACTACTCCATCAATGGTTGCTCCCAATACTTTAGCTGAATCAGATTCAGGTTGAGAAAAAGCATCATCTGGGTCAAAGACAAAGTCCTCTCCTAGATTCAACTTTTCAGTCATTGTTTGTGGGGTTTGACCTCCACCCTCAAAATAATTTCTTACATGAGAAATTAAATTAGGGTCTTCTCGCATAGCATCTAGTATTGGCATATAAGGTTCTAATTCGGAAAGTTTTCCGTTTAACCTTTTTGCTTCTCTACTTGAATCACTATACCTTTTTTGCAAAGTCTCCACTTCGTTATTAGCGGATTCTTCATTCTGAACTTCTACATTAGGGCTCGTCTGCGTGTTACCGCTTTGATTCGAGGTTGATTGCGAAGGTTCGTCTATTATTCCACCATTGACTTGATTATCTAATTCTTCAAAAAAATTATCAGATGTCATGCCTACGACAGAATTTTGTACGTTTGTACTTTCGGGGGCTTCTACAGCGTTACCTACTTGTTCTGACATACTATCTCCTATTTTAGAGTTTTGTTAAATTAATGAACATACTGCCAATCATTCAAGAATTATTATTGCTCATTTTCAGCAACATCTTGTTTTGCAGCTTCCATATCCATTTTCATTTGGTCTCTTATTTTCTCAAATTCAACTTTTAACATTCCTCTTAAAAGTTTTTGTTGAGATTCTGTTTCGAGAACGTCTTTTCGTATTTCATTAGATGCAGTGCCTATTTGCATTTTAATACCAGACTGCACTAATTGTCTTTGTAATGTTTCTATAGTTCCGTCTTTATCTTTCATTGCTTCTTCCATAGATGCAACTTGACCTTGTAATTGTGAATAAACAGATTTTCTTTCTACTATTTGTTTTTTATTTCTTATATCAGTTTCGGCTATCATAGCTATATCATCTATTAACCCAGCTTGGAACCATTTAAAATATTCTTCTAGTAATGCCCATCTATTTACTGGCATTGTAGCTCCAGCGACAACTCTTACATCAAATCTTGCACTTGCATAATCTTTGTATTTTCCAATTACATCTCCATAATCATTATATAATTGAATATTTATTCTTACTTCTTTTTCTTGCTCTTGTGGAGATTGACCAGCTTCAGGCTGGACTATTCTAAATACTTTTTCTACAGAATAGTGATTTTGCGCTCTCATTTGAAAGCATTTTCCTAGATGTTCTAAAGCAGGTTCTACAACACTTCCCATCCAAGCTTTTAATCTTCTTGTTCCAAATTCATCATTTGCTAATAATCCTCTATATGTTTCAGCTTGGTCTTGGGCAAATCCCATCATAGCTGAAGGAACTCCACTAATATATTCTGCATCAGCTTTACCCTCTTGAACCACAGAATAAAAAGCATTGTTAATTGGAGCTGGCATAATAGGAGTTGGGGTTGCAAATCCCTGCCTGTACTTAAGTAATGCACCTGGAGCTGAAGAATATTTTTCCCATTCATCTTCTGGAACCGCTCCTTCTTCATACATCCATCTAAGATTAGAAGCTAAGTTTGCATTATGAAGCATTATTTGATGAGCTTTATTTATCTCTTGTTGTTTTCCTATTAATGGAGTAACTGCGCTCATTGGATATGGAGTCCCAGTGTACATATATGGAATAGGTATAATTGGATATTCATTTATAGGTAATACATATTCATATAAAAATACATCATCTCCCGCACTACAAGTTTGAATTATTCTATTTTCATAAAATTTAATTGCATCTACTATATTTTTTTTAGCTTCTTCACTTTTTTGTAATATTCTATAATCTTTTTCAGACATTACTTGTTGTTTAATTACAGTAGCTGCGTCTTGAGCTTCAGACATTAATTGCATTTCTTTTTCTCTAATAGCTTGAGCTGCCATTTCTTGAGATTTTTTTATTTCCAACCTAGCTCTTTCTGGAATTATTTCACCAGCTTCAACTGATTGTTCTATTTGCATTTGTTTTTCAATAAGACCAACTTCTATTTCTTGTTGGAAATCAGACAATTGTTTTTGAACTTCATCTTTAATTACATCCATTTCAGCTGGAGAAGGCTGCACTCTTATATATACATTATAATATGCAAATTTCTTTTTATGATAAGTTTCATAGTATGCAATAATATCTTCATCTTCAGCTTCTAAACTAATACCCATTGTAATATCTTCAGGTTGAATCGTTTCGCCTAAATCAACATCTCTTTCAGAATATGATATAACATCTGTACTTCTAGTTACTTTTTTTATTTTAGCTGCAAATTCTGGCAACATATTAATTAATCTAGACCTTGCAATATTTTTACGCACTTGTATAAAATTAGCATCTCTAAATAAAAAATCCCTACTTGCTGGGTCTACATATACATCATAAGGGTCTAACCTACTAAATCGGACTTCCCCCATTCCTCTATCAGCGTCTTTATCTACGTCTACTAAAAAATATCCAATACCTTTTGTAAGAGCGTCTAGAGCAACTTGACTATATAAAGATTTCCCATTTGATAAATACCAACAATAATCTGCAATATCAGAATGAACTTGAGCGACATCTACATCGTCTCCAGTAGCTCCAACGGCTTTCCATTTTGGGTCATTAGCAGTTACAAAGTATTTCATTATTTCTACAATAGGAGTTACCCTATTTATAGTAAATGTTGGCATCCCAGATTCTTCTAATTGGTCTTTTTCTTCTTTAGTTAATTGCTCATTAAGATAAAAATCATATCCTTTTTGAGAAAGGGTTTGCCATCTTTGTCTATGAGAATTATTTGCCCTGTCCCATAGTTGTTTATTTATTTGGGCTTTCGTTTTTTTAGTTGTTCTTGCCATTAATCCCTTATTTCTACATGAACTAAATCGTCAAAATTATTATCGTGTATATCTCCATCGCTATCCCAATCGCCGCCCCAACGAATTTTTACACCCATTGCTTTACCTAATCCTCTTAACATTCCACCCATATAATGAAACATTTCTCTATCATCCCAGTTAATCGGGTAAGGAGCGAGGTCAACAGCTTTTCCTAATATGTGTTTGGAATACTTGGTTTTCGTTTTCCCTTGTGCTAATAATTCCTGTTGCCGCTCCTCACTCCGCAAACCTTCAATAATCGTAACATCCATAATTTTAATTAATTCATTTAAAACATTAACTAATTTTGCATCAACACCCTTAAGACGTTCTTTGCTTTTTTTCCCAAATCTATACATTATGCTTTTGTTGGGTCTAGTCTTCCGCTTTTTTTCGCAGGCATTGGGCCTACAAAATTTTTACTAGGTCTTTTTTTCTCCGCTGGTTTATCATCTGCTCTTGCACAGCTATAAGAACGCCCTTGCCAAGTAAAAGGCCCTTTGCCTCCACCTGAACAATTCTTTTTAAAAGCAGCTCTAAAAGAACCAGCTGATTTTGATTCTTTTTTGTATTTTGGATACACACCAGCTTTTGTCAACTTAGAACCTTTATCTGCTAAATCTTTTGTTTTTACTTTAGATTTAATACCCATTGCTTTTTTCTTAGCAGCCACTGTTCCAACTGCTCCCGACTTACCGCCTTCTTTCATACCTTTTACTGTTTTTATTTTGCCTTTCATTTTTTTTGTCATCTTTCTACGACGTGCTCTTTCTCTTCCAGCTTTAGTAAGTTTTTCACCGGCAACCCATTTGTC